AGGATCATCTGCAATCTCACTATCGGTGTAGTCTACTGTGAACAGGTACTTGGCTGGATAGAACTCGCTATCGACCTTTGCCAACCACGGACAAGGCGTTGCTCTGTTGAGTGTGTAGACTGAATGAGTGTGTGACATGCAATCCCATGGTTGGGCGTAATGGACAGGCATTGGCTCAGGCCAGTCTTCAAAAGGTGTGTCACCGACTAACGCGGTGATTGGCATTCTAGCCCACATGGCCCCACCATGCACATTCGGCTCATCCTCATCGTCCGATTCACACCCTGTGAATATTACTTGAAAACTCAAACACCGATTAGGCATTGTAGTCACAGCAATACACATGGCATGAAGGAAATCACCATGGTGTCTCATGTGATTACATGTGTATTCACGCCTAACCCAACATTTGAAATGATTTATGTTACTCTGTAAAAAAGCCATACTCGTCTCCCAAGCTCATATGTTAGTATATTATAATACATTAATCATTTATGTTAAAATATATATATATTATAATATAAGGGCTTTAACTGTCAGAAAGGAAACATGATGTTAAAAGCTATTGCAGAGGTTTTTCTGCCTTGGTTGTTTGAGAAAAAACCTGAAGATATCGATAAAAAGAAACCTCTAGAACCATTCACTGGTTCCATAAAAGAGATTCGTCCAAAAAAGATTGTCGAGGCGAAAGCTACCTTGACTCCCCCGAAGAAAAAGAAGGGAAGACCCAAAAAGGCAAAAGCATCATAAGGGGATGGAAGAACGGGGAGACTATGTCTATAATTTTGTGGGATGTCAGTCTCCCTGCGTCCCCGGCGGGTGCAGCGTTCCTTTCCGCTCCCCGCCGTTATTATCTTTAGGAGGATGTGAATGAACGATCTTGCTTTAATCAAAGCAAAGATAACCACCCTTCCTGTAGAAGATCAGAAAGAGATGCTCGACCTGATTGTCGAATTGGAGGACGCAAAAGAACGAGAAGAGTCTCGTGTTGATTTCCTGACATTCGTGAAAAAGATGTGGCCTGCTTTTATTGGTGGTCGGCACCATGAGACCATGGCTGATGCCTTTGAGCGTGTGGCAAATGGAGAGTTGAAGCGCCTGATAATCAACATGCCACCCCGACATACCAAGTCGGAGTTTGCCTCATACTTGTTTCCGGCATGGTTTTTGGGAAGATACCCAGAGAAAAAAATCATTCAGACGGCACACACTGCCGAACTGGCAGTTGGTTTTGGTCGTAAGGTTAGGAACTTGATAGGCCAAGATGATTTCCAAAGTGTGTTTCCCGGTATAGAGTTGTCATCTGACTCCAAAGCGGCAGGCAGATGGAACACAAACAAGCGGGGAGACTACTTTGCTATTGGTGTGGGTGGTGCAGTCACTGGTAAAGGCGCTGATGTCCTCATTATTGATGACCCGCACTCGGAGCAGGAGGCGGCACTGGGGGCTTACAACGCAGAGGTCTACGAAAAAACCTACGAATGGTACACATCTGGACCAAGGCAGAGACTCCAGCCGGGGGGAGCCATCATAATTGTGATGACCAGATGGTCTACCAGAGACCTGACAGGTAAAATCATCAAGTCTGTTACCCAAAAAGAGGGTGTTGATGAGTGGGAAGTCATAGAACTCCCAGCAATTATGCCGTCTGGCAAGCCATTGTGGCCTGAGTTTTGGCCGATTGAACAACTTGAGTCGCTAAAAGCAGAACTTCCTGTATCAAAATGGTCTGCACAGTATCAACAGAACCCGACTTCTGAAGAAGGTGCGCTAATCAAGCGGGAATGGTGGCAGGATTGGGACAAAAATGATCCTCCATCTTGTGAGGCTATCATTCAAAGCTGGGATACGGCGTTTTTAAAGACTCAAAGAGCCGATTATAGCGCTTGTACAACGTGGGGAGTGTTTTATCACCCTGATGAAAACGGAGATTCACAGCCAAATCTTATATTACTGGACGCATACAAGGAAAAACTAGAGTTTCCTGATCTTAAAAGAGCGGCATACGAAAAATACTGGGAATATGAGCCAGATCAAATGATTGTAGAGGCAAAAGCTGCTGGTTCTCCCCTTATATTTGAGCTTCGTGCAATGGGGATTCCCGTGACAGAGTTTACACCTTCGCGAGGTCAGGATAAGATAGCTCGTGTAAATGCAGTTAGTGATTTATTCGCCAGTGGTGTTATATGGTGTCCTGCAACAAGATGGGCAGATGAGGTTATTGAAGAATGTGCCTCTTTTCCGTCTGGGGATCACGATGATTTAGTTGACTCCACCACTCAGGCTCTGTTGAGATTCCGTCAGGGCGGTTGGATTAGAACGTCGATGGATGAATGGGATGATGAGCCGATCTATAGAAGGCCGGTTGATTACTATTAAGGGGATTTGAAATGGCAGTCGAGAAGCAAATGACACCATCCGATGTGGATGTTGAGGACACAGAGGCTGTCGAAGTCGAAATTGTTAACCCTGAAGCGGTGTCAATATCTGACAATGACGGTGCAATGGTTATAGACTTCTCTGGTGAAGTGACCGATGAAATAATGGGTCCAGATCATGATGCCAATTTAGCAGATTTTATGGATGAATCTGATCTTGAGTCTTTGTCATCAGAGCTTGTAACTGATTTTGAAAGCGATAAACAATCTCGACGAGATTGGGCCAGAAGCTACACTCGTGGTTTAGATCTTTTGGGGATGAAGATCGAAGAAAGAACTCAGCCTTGGCAGGGAGCAGCAGGTGTGTTTCACCCTCTTCTCACAGAAGCAGTTGTTCGATTTCAGGCTCAGGCAATGGGAGAGCTTTTCCCCGCATCTGGACCTGTACGCACAAAGATAGTTGGCCGTAAAGACGCAGAAAAGGTTGAGCAAGCGCAGCGCGTCGAAGAAGAAATGAACTATCTTTTAACGGAAAAGATGACTGAATACAGAGACGAAACAGAGCAAATGCTTTTCCGTCTTCCTCTGGCCGGTTCTGCTTTCAAGAAAGTCTACTATGATCCTCTCATGGAGAGACCTGCTGCCATGTTTGTTCCGGCAGAAGACTTTGTTGTCTCTTACGGAGCATCCGATTTAGCTACATGTCCCAGATATACGCATGTTATGAAGAAGAACGCAAATGAGATTGTTGAACTTCAGGTTAATGGGTTTTATCGTGATGTAGATCTTCCAGAACCTGAGCCAGACTATTCAGATATTCAAGAAAAGTATGATGAGATTGAGGGTGAGACTGCCGTCATTGAAGATGATGATCGACACACGATCCTTGAGGTTCATGTCGATCTAAATATGCCAGAGCCATTTGATGATCCAGATGGAATAGCTCGTCCTTATGTTGTTACTTTAGACAAGTCATCAAAAATTATTCTTTCAGTAAGAAGGAACTGGTATGAGACTGATCCCAAAAAGCGTAAGAGGCAGCACTTTGTACATTACCGTTATCTGCCGGGGCTTGGTTTTTATGGAACAGGCCTTATCCACCTTATCGGAGGTCTTGCTAAAAGCGCCACATCGATACTTCGTCAACTTATTGATGCGGGTACGTTGTCTAATCTTCCTGCTGGCCTCAAAGCTAGGGGTCTTCGCATTAAAGGTGATGATTCGCCTCTCATGCCGGGTGAGTTCAGGGACGTGGACGTACCGGGTGGTGCAATTAGGGATTCGATTGCATTCCTTCCTTACAAGGAGCCATCCTCAGTTTTATATCAACTGCTCGGAAACATTGTCGAAGAGGGGAGAAGGGTTGGCTCCGTTGCGGATGTACAAGTTGGAAACCTCAATCCACAGGCTCCAGTAGGAACAACACTAGCTCTGATGGAGCGCAGCATGAAGGTCATGTCTGGTGTTCAGGCAAGGCTTCATGCCGCCCTTAAAAGAGAGCTTGGGCTTCTAGCTGTTGTAATTAAAGATTATATGCCATCAGAATATGCTTATGAAATGGATGGAGATTTTGATCGCCGTAAAGATTTTGATGAGCGTGTAGATGTAGTTCCGGTCTCTGATCCAAACGCAGCTACCATGTCCCAGAGAGTTGTTCAATATCAAGCAGCGCTTCAGTTGGCGCAGCAGGCTCCTAATTTATATGACATGGGCAAGTTACACAGGCAGATGCTAGAGGTTCTGGGGATTAAAGATGCTGATGAAATTATTAAGTTACCAGATGACATCAAGCCAGCAGATCCGGTTACAGAAAATATGGCTATGTTGAAACAAGAGCCTGTTAAAGCGTTTAAGTATCAGGATCACGAGGCCCACATCCAAGTTCATTTGGCTGCGGCACAAGACCCAAAGCTCCAAGAAATCGTTGGTCAGAGTCCATTTGCTGGAGCAATACAAGCAGCTATGGCCGCGCATGTTACAGAGCATGTGGCATTCCAGTATCGTAAAGAGATTGAGAAGAATCTTGGCGTGGGTATGCCAGACGAAGATAAACCGTTGCCAGAAGATGTTGAGATAGAGATTTCTCGTCTTGCCTCTGAAGCAGCAGCAAAACTGTTAAAGAAAGATCAGGCTGAAATGGCTCAAGAAGAAGCCATGAAACAGCAGCAAGATCCGCTTACTCAAATTCAGCAGCGTGAATTAGCCTTGAAAGAAGCAGAGTTTGAGCATAAAAAACAACTTGATGTTGCTAAATTGCAATCAGAAGTTCAGGCTAAAGCTGCAAATGTTGAAGTACAGAAGGATCGTATCGAGTCTGAAGAGAAGCGTGAAGGTGCTAGGCTCGGTGTACAAATCGCTCAAGATGCAGAAAATATCCGTCGAGAGGACATTAGAGACGGCATAGAGCTTGGGCGTGAAATAGCTAGGGAGATAGTTAGCGAAAATGAATGAGTTAGAGGCAGTTAGAACAAAGATCAGAGATTACATGAACCACATAGCAGATCACATGGCAGGGGGAGGTTGTGATGACTATGAATCCTACATGCGACTTGTTGGCAAGGTAGAAGCACTTGCTTTAGTGGAGAGAGATGTATTAGATTTAGAAAAACTAATTCAAGAAGGTTAATACGGTTAAGGCCGCAAGGTACTGTGAACCTCAATCACTGCAAGGAAAACAGATGTATTCTGCAACAAAAGAAGTCGATCAAAAGGTCGCAACTAAAATACCAGAACCCACGGGTTATAAACTCTTGATAAAACCTTTAGAGGTCAAAGAGAAAACGGATACCGGCGTTTATATGCCGGACTCTTTAAAATCAGCAGAGCAAACAGCTTCAGTTCTTGGCTTTGTAGTTAAGGCTGGCCCTGATGCGTATATGGATAAAGATAAATTTCCTAATGGCCCTTATTGCCAAGAAGGTGATTTTGTCATTTTCAGATCATATTCAGGAACACGTTTCAGAATTGATAAACAAGAGTTTCGTTTGATTAACGATGACACTGTTGAGGCAGTTGTCGATGACCCAAGAGGATACACAAGAGCATGAGTACAAATACCGCTGAGAAGCAAGAAATCGAACAAGAAAATATTACCGAAGTTGAAGTTCCAGAGGAATTAGACTTTCAGGTCGATATAATCGATGACACACCAGAGGCCGATAAGAAGAGGCCATCTCGTGAAGAAAGCTCTGATAAAGAACAAAAAGCCGATGATGAGATTTCTAATTACGGAGAGAATGTCCAGAAGCGCATTAAGCAGATAAAGTATGAGTATCACGAAGAGCGTAGAGCAAAAGAAGAAGCTCAACGTGTTCGTGAAGAAGCTGTTTCCTACGCTCAGAGGCTGCAAGAAGAGAATAATAAATTACGCAAAACTTTAGATGATGGTGAAAGCACCCTTGTCGAGCAGGCAAAGGGTAGGCTTGAAGCGCAGTTGCAGCAAGCTAAAGCAGATTATAAACAGGCTTATGAGACTGGAGATCCAGATAAGCTCGTGGATGCTCAAGAGCAACTAACCGCTCTTCAAACAGAAAAGATTAGGGTGGATTCTTATAAGCCAAAAAAGAGGCAAGAAGAGACACCAGTTCCTCAAGCGCAGCCAGTGCAGCAGCAAAAATATGAGGTTGATGACCGTACAAAACAGTGGGCATCAGAAAATGAATGGTTTGGTAAAGACGAAGAAATGACTGGATTTGCCTTTGGTGTTCATGAGAAGCTAAAAAAGAATGGTGTTGATCCGGCAAACCCAGAAAGGGTAGAAGATTATTATAGCGCAGTCGATGAGGCTATGCGAAAAAGATTTCCAGACAAGTTTGACGAGGTAGAAGTTGAGGAAGCACCACCCCGTCAAGCTGGTAACGTGGTTGCCCCCGCTAATAGGAGTGCAAAAAAACCACGCAGAGTGCAGCTAACCTCAACCCAAGTCTCCCTCGCCAAGAGGCTTGGTCTCACACCAGAGCAATATGCGGCGCAACTTTTGAAGGAGGCATCTAATGTCTAATCGTACACCTCGCTCAAACGAGTCAAGAGACAAAACTGAGCGCAAGAAAAGCTGGCAGAGACCAACAACTCTTCCTGACCCCGAACCAAAAGAAGGCGTTGAGTATCGCTGGGTTCGCACCTCCACAATGGGTGAGGCAGATAACAAAAATGTTTCTGGCAAGTTTCGTAATGGGTGGACGCCAGTCAAGGCAGAAGATCATCCTGAGCTACAAGTGATACCTGATCACGATTCTAGGTTTCAGGGAAATGTTGAGGTTGGAGGTTTGCTACTTTGCGAAAACTCCACAGAATATGTTGAGTCAAGAGAAGAGGCGCACAAAGAGATGAATCAGTCTCAAATAGATGCTGTTGATAATAGTTATCTTCGCCAATCTGACCCAAGAATGCCCGTTCTGAATCCAGAGCGCACAACAAAAACTTCGTTTGGTAAGTAACCTTTATAGGGCGCTTACCATTGTTAAAATGGCTTGATTAGAAGGAGAGAGATATGTCTTCAGCAGCCGCTCCCTTCGGTCTGCGCCCGATTGGTCGTTTAGACAGCGGTTCTCTTGAGGCTTTCCGCCAGTATCCTATCGCTTCAGGATACGGTACTGCGATTGCAACAGGAGATATCGTGCAACTGGTTGACGGTGGAACCGCAACCACAATCGAAAAGCAGTCCGGTACAGGGGACACGTCAACCGCAATCGATATGGTTGGTGTTTTCCTTGGGTGTTCGTACACAGATCCGAACACTAACCAAAAGACGTTCAGCCAGTTATATCCAGCAAGCACAGCAGCTTCTGATATTATGGCGTATGTCGTAGATGATCCTAACGTCTTGTTCACTATCCAAGCTGATGGTGCGCCGACAAATACAGGTGATATCTATGGCAAGAACACCGCTCTCATACAAACCGCCCCAAACACTTCGCTGAAGATCAGCCGTGTTGCGTTGGATATTTCGGAGATCGGAACAGATCCCCAGCTTCCAGTTCGCATCATCGACTATCTTGGCGGTGATCAGGGTGATGAGAAGGGTACGTCTTTCCCGATTCTGGTGTGTAAGTTTAATTACCATCAGCATTCATCAACAACTGGCTCAGCGTAAGGAGTAGAAAATGGCTATTACACGCGCACAACTCCTGAAGGAGCTACTCCCCGGTCTTAACGCACTGTTCGGTCTTGAGTACGAAAAGTATGAAAACGAACATGCTGAGATCTACGAAACGGAGAACTCAGAGCGTAGTTTTGAAGAAGAGGTAAAATTATCAGGTTTTGGCGCTGCGCCAGTTAAGCCTGAAGGTTCTGCTATCAGCTTCGATTCAGCGCAAGAGTCGTACACTGCTCGTTACAACCACGAAACGGTTGCCATGGGCTTTTCTGTGACCGAAGAGGCCATGGAAGATAACTTGTACGATGCTCTTTCGGCTCGTTACACCAAAGCCCTCGCAAGGGGCATGGCGTACACCAAGCAAGTCAAGGCTGCTGCCTTGTTGAATAATGGTTTTACCACCTTCAATTCTGGAGATGGTGTAACTCTTTTCAGCACAGCACACCCGACTGTAGCTGGTGGAAACAATGCAAACCGTCCAACAACAGATGTTGATTTGAACGAAACATCTCTTGAGGATGCAGTGATTAAGATTGCCGCTTTCGTTGACGAGCGTGGCCTTTTGATTGCAGCACGTCCTCGTAAGCTGATCGTTCCTCCATCACTGATGTTTGTGGCGACCCGCATACTGGAAACAGATCTGCGTACAGGAACTGCTGACAATGATCTGAATGCGATCCGTAACAACGGTTCAATACCAGAAGGTTATCGTGTCAACCACTATCTGACCGATGCTGACGCTTTCTTCCTTACTACTGATGTTCCTAACGGAATGAAGCACTTTGTAAGGACGCCAATGTCAACATCAATGGATGGTGATTTCGATACTGGTAATGTTCGGTATAAGGCCCGTGAGCGTTACAGCTTCGGCGTTTCCGATCCACTAGGTATGTATGGCTCCGCTGGTGGCTGATACAAGCATTTAAAAGTTACCTATAACTTTTTATGCAAAAATATAAGAAGGGCGGTTTCACACCGCCTTTTTTTGTGTATACTGATTAAGAACCTTGACAGCTTAATGCTGACACTGGCCGAGACAAGGAGTTCCTCATGGCTAATACAACCTTTTCAGGTCCGGTACGCTCTCGCCGTGGTTTTATAACCGCAGGGCCGGATTCGGTAATTGACATTACCGCAGAGACAACACTCACATTTGCAGATCATGCTGGACGATTGATCACTGTCAACGATGCTGACGGTGCTATCACTCTTCCAACTATTGCATCAGGCTCCAAAGGAGCAAGTGCTGGTGATGATGATCCTACAGTAAACAATCACTTTGGTGCTGTTTATCGTTTCTATATTGAAACTGACTGTAGCGACTGTGACATCAAAACAGACGGAACAGACAAGTTTGTAGGCTCTGCAACAGTAATCAACGTAGCAGACGGAACAAATTCTAGCTTTGTGCCTGCCTCATCAAACGATGTTATTTCATTGAATGGTGGAACAACAGGCGGAGACAAGGGATCTTACGTTGAGATTACTGCTGTAAAAGACAACGTGTACCTTGTTCAGGCTATGCTTGTAGGCACTGGCACTGAGGCTACACCTTTCGCTGACAGCTAATATAGGAGGCTGTAATGGCGATGTCTGATGTATTCGCAGTGACGAAAACCGCTGACGCGACTGTGTTTGATGGTCGCGCTAGGGTGCGTCAGATCCAAGTGGTAACAGCAGGATCAGGAAGCCCTAAAGTCGTTCTGAAAGATGGCGGCTCTGGAGGCACAACTTTACTTGATGTTGCTTTTGGAACTGGAAGTACATTCTCTGTGAACATTCCCGATAACGGAATCTTGTTCAATACAGATGTGTATTTAGATCTGACGGCTTGTTCTAGTGTGACGGTGTTTCTCTCTTAGGGGTTATCATGGCAGAGCGTAAGGCTAAGATGCCCCCCAGAAACAAGAAGAACTTCCGTCCTACTAAGTCAGGCGCTGGCATGACAAAGGCTGGCGTTGCTGCTTACAGGCGTAAAAACCCCGGCAGCAAGCTCAAGACAGCGGTCACTGGTAAAGTAAAACCCGGAAGTGCAGCGGCGAAGCGTAGGAAATCTTTCTGCGCTCGTTCTGCTGGTCAGATGAAACAGTTCCCCAAAGCAGCAAAGAATCCAAATAGCAGGCTAAGGCAGGCTAGGAAGAGATGGAAATGTTGAGTTCTAAATTCATAGCTGGAACTTTGTTTGTGTCTTTTGTGGGCATATGCGCCACAGGGGTCACTTGGATATCGTCCACTCTCATAGGTGTGGATAAGAATGTTGCTGTCATGTCTTTGAAGATCGATGACAATAGTCAGAAGATTGATGAGCTTCACAACATGTTGAGACCAATGTGGGAAGAGTTCACAGGGAGAAACTACGATGACAATATCGCGAACTTCCATGCAGCAACAGTTAAAGGGGAATAGGATGCCCACTTATAGAACCAAAAAGAAAGACAAAATCAAAACCGTAAAACCAATTCCAAAAGTTACTCAAAAAATTCTTGGCATGAAAAATGTGCGGAAAAAGAACATCGGCGGCTTCTTAGAAACATTTTCTCCTGCTTACAGTATTGCCAAAGGCAAAGGCCCGATTGGTAGGGCCGCTCGTAAAACTGGTGGCATGGGAGGCATTCTTGGTCTGCTTGCTTCCGAAGCACAAAAACAAAAGAAGAAAACAGGTTCTGAGGCCATGAAAGCAGAGGCCATGACTGGCGCAGATAGAATGGCTGGCGGTGGTCAGGTAGTTAAGTCAAAGCGCACTCGCTCTATAGACGGTTTGGCTACAAGAGGAAAGACTCGTGGCACCCAGCGGTAAACGCAATTATAGATCTGAGTATAAGAACTACCAGTCAACAACGACTCAGAAGAAAAGTAGGGCTGGGAGAAATACAGCAAGGCGTAAGATGACTGTTGCTGGGAAGGTTAAGAAGGGTGACGGCAAAGATGTTGCTCACAGGAATGGGAATCCTAGAGATAACAGAAGATCAAATTTAAAAGCTGTTTCAGCATCTAAAAACAGGTCTTTTAAGAGGACTAGCACCGGAAGAAAGTTAAACAGGAGAGCGTAGGAGTTTCTAATGAGAGCGGCAAAAATGCTTTGTAAAAACAAAGGGAAAAAACCTATCGCGATGAATCATGGCGGCCTTGCCAAGAAGAAAGTGAATAAGGTTGTTAAAGGATTAAAGAAGGCTTCAAAGCTACATGCAGGTCAAGCAAAAACACTGGAGACCTTAAAGTTTAACGGAGGCGGAAAAACAAAATCCAAAGTAAACGAGGCTGGTAATTACACCAAGCCGGGACTCAGGAAGAGAATATTTAACAGAATTAAAGCTGGTGGAAAAGGCGGCGCTCCGGGCCAATGGTCAGCAAGAAAAGCTCAAATGATGGCGCAAGCCTACAAAAAAGCTGGTGGTGGGTACAAAGACTGATGGTGGTTTATGATTCATGCGTTTTTACTAGTGGTTGTTTTGGGGGGAGAAGTAGTTAGCTCAGACATGTATTTTGAGTCTATCGATAGGTGTAATTATTTTGCTTCAGAAGTAACAAAAAGATATGGGAATTACCAACACTCTTACAAAGTGCCAGAGGAGCATAAGGCTACAGCGTATTGCAGGCCAGTAAAGGTAGACCCAAATAAGATAGAGGTTTATTGATATGGACCCGATTACCGTCATGGCTACTGCTACAGCAGCTTTTAACGCTGTCAAAAAAGGCATAAGCATAGGCCGTGATATCGAATCCATGGCAAGCGATCTAGGCGCTGGATGGGCGCTTTGAGCGACCTAGACATGCTCGAAAAAGAAGCCAAGAACCCCCCAATATTTAAGAAATTATTTGCTGGTAAATCGGTTGAGCAGGAGGCTATGGAGACGTTTGCCGCCAAGAGAAACGCAGAGCAGCAAAGAACCGATTTAAAAAACTTCATAGGTATGATGTATGGCAAGTCTAAATGGGACGAGCTAATTTCTATGGAAGGCAAAATTAGAAAACAACGTCAGGAAACTTTGTATCTTCAGAGGCAACGAAGACGTAAGTTTATTGAAATTGTAGCATGGATATTAATGGGATTTATTGGGATTGGTCTTCTTTTCGGCTTTGTAATGTTCTTAAAAAGCACTGTTGCTAAAGCAGAAACAAACCCAGAGTATGTGATCTGTAGGCTCAAGGGATGTGACATTATAGACGAAAAGAGAGTTTGTATATACTATGGTGCTAACAACACAGTGGACAGTATTTGGCTAGACCCAACAGAATATTACCCTAGAGAGATGCAGTGCAAATATAAACCTAATGAAAAAAAGCCTCCCACTGTTAGAGAAACTCTAGATGCTATTAGAAAGTCGAGAGAGTAGTATGGCTCTAAAGAAATCTCAAAAAAGTCTAAAGTCTTGGACAAAGCAGAAATGGAGAACCAAAAGTGGCAAGCCGTCCACGCAGGGTCCAAAAGCAACCGGGGAAAGATATCTACCGTCTTCAGCTATTAAGTCGCTCTCATCGAAAGAATACGCGGCGACCACAAGAGCCAAAAGGAAAGCTACTAAGTCCGGTAAACAGTTTTCCAAGCAGCCCAAAAAAATAGCTGCTAAAACTAAAGGGCATAGAAAGGTTAAGTAATGTCAGTAGTAACGCCAGATCTTCCTGAGATATTTGAAGAGGCTTTTGAGAGGGCTGGCCTTCAGATGACTACTGGCTATGATCTTAAAACAGCTAGACGAAGTTTGAATTTGCTTACCCTAGAGTGGCAAAACAGAGGCTTAAATCTATGGACGATAGAGTCTGGAACACAAGCCCTTACTGCTGGCACAGAAACGTATACAATGCCTACTGATACTATAGATTTGATAGAGCATCAGATTAGGACAGGAACTGGCACAAATCAGACAGATACAAACGTGACTCGCGTAAGCGTTTCAACGTATGCAAAGCAAAGCTCTAAGAACACTCGGGGCAGGCCAACACAAATTTATGTAGATAGACAGGCAACTTCCGTTACAGCCACTCTGTGGCCTGTTCCTGATGTTAGCACCTACACACTTTTTTATTATAGGTTGAAGGGAATATCAGGAGTATCTTCTGGTATTGGAACTACAGCAGATATGCCGCCAAGATTTGTTCCTTGTCTTGCGGCTGGGTTGGCTTACTACATTGCGATGAAGAAGCCTGAAGTGGCGGCCCGTGTGGCACCGCTTAAACAAGAGTATGAGTTTCAGTTTGAACTAGCAGCAAACGAAGACACAGACTCATCATCAATCAAGTTCGTGCCATACAACACGTTTTTTGCAGGAGGCTAAAATGCCAATAAAAATTGTACCAAAAAAAGGTGGTCCAAAGAATTTTACCCGTAAATCTACTAGGAAAACTGGAGGCGAACCATCACCTTTAAAACGACCCTTGGGTGGTGTGGCTAGACGTGCTAAAGCAAGACGCATGACAGGAGGCGGAAAGCTCAAGATGGTTGAAAAGGACGGTAAAAAAGTTCCTTTTTTTGCTGCTGACGGCAAGGGCAAAATGGCTGGTGGTGGCCGTATGAATAAAAAGGGCTATGCCATGGGCGGCCCCATGAAGAAAAAAGGTATGGCCGCTGGTGGTCCCATGAAGAAAAAAGGTATGGCCGCTGGTGGTCCCATGAAGAAAAAGGGCATGAAAAAAGGCGGCATGATGAAGAAGGGATATGCCAAGGGCGGATCTGTAAAGGTCAAGTCTGGTGATACTCTGTCTCAAATTGCTAAGTCTAGAGGCATGACCGTCAAAGCCCTGCTTGATGCAAACCCCGGCATCAAGAACGCCAACATGATTCGTGTCGGTCAGAGCATCAAGATTCCGGGGGCTGCTGGCGCTGGCGCTAAGTCAAAGAACCCATTCAAGGGCATGACGCAGACGCAAATGAATATGCTGCGCTCCAAGGATAAGGGCAAGCAAAGGGCCGCTACGAGTGGAGCTAGGGCGCAGACAAGGACAACGCCCAGCAATGCGGCTAGTGTGAAGGCGTCTAAGGATGGCTCAAAATCAGCTTTAGAAAAAGCCCGCGCCCGCCGTGCAGCGGCTAAAAAAGCTGCTCCTAAAAAGGCCGCACCTAAAAATAATGTAACGCCACCTAAATCAAAGCCGGGATTCCTTGCGAAAACCCTTAATAGATTAAAGGGAAACAGGCCCGGAAAAATGACTGGCGGCGGAGCCATGAAAAAGAAGGGCATGAAAAAAGGCGGAGCTATGAATTCCAAGGGAATGGCTAGAGGCGGTTCTATGAAGAGGTCAAAGGGCGGCACCGTTCGTGGTGCTGGAGCAGCGACCAGAGGCAAGAGGTTTGGTAGAGCCGGTTAATAATGACAAACGCTAGAGGCAAAT